TTCGGTTTCAGCGACGCGGCGATCGCCGATCCTGAAACCGAAGCGCCGATCCGAGGCGGAAGCGCGAGGTTCATGGGCGGAAGGATCGCCCCAAAGGGGTGGACGGTCCAGCCTTTCGGCGCCTAGATTAGGCGCGTGGCCGTTCCGACGATCACGAGCGTCACGCCCGCGACGGGCCCTCTTTTCGGGGACACGCTCGTGGAGATCGTGGGCACGAATTTCGTCGTCCCCCCGCTCACGCCCGGGGGCGAAGTGCCTCCCACGGCCGTGGTTCTTCTCGGCGGGATCGCCGCCACGCAGATCGAAGTCCTCTCCGCGACTACGCTGCGGTGCGTCGTTCCGCGTCGAAAAACGCTCGGCCCGGTGGCCGTTTCCGTTCAAAATCTGGACACGCACGGCGCGCCCATTGCCGGCGAATTCGTCTCGGTAACGAACGCGTTCACGTACGCGCCGCTGCGATCGACCTCCGACGAGGAGGTCAACGGCGGGGAGCTCGTGCGCCTCGCGCGCGCGCTCCTTTTGGAGATGATCAACGAATTTGGAAACGTGGACGTCACGTTCGCCGTGCAGACGGATTACGACGAAACCACGGGCGACGAGCTCCACGTAACGAAATTCGCGAAGCTCCCGGCGTTCACGGTGATCGGGCCGAATTTGCGGGAGAACCGCTTCTATTCGCTAAACGAGGAGCCTTCGTTTCCGGGGACCGCCAAGGACAGCGACGGCGAGCCGATTGACTTCGTCGACACGCGTGTCCCGTACACGGTGGACGTGATGTGGACGGTGATCGGGGCATCCAGTTCGAAAATGGAACTCATGAACATGATGACGAACTTCGTCGCGTTCATGCACAAAACCAAGTTTTTGACCCTCGATCGCGACCCGGCGGATCCCACGAAGGGGACCGTTCAATACGAATTGGACTTCCAGTCCGGGGGACAACCGACGTCGACGACAACCGCCAACAATTCGAACATCCGCAGTTTTTCCGCAGAAATTCTCGTGCGCGGCTTTGACATCGAAATCCCGGCGGGCGTTGGTGGGGGTACCACGTTTGGGGTCCCGAACCAGGCGATCGTCCGCCGCGGCAAGACGATGGACGAACTCGTCCTTGATCCCATAAGCTCGCTTCCAGAACCGTGAACGAGGGTCCCCAACGATGGTGACGATCCAGAACGTCTCGCGACGCATGCAGGTCTTCCAGCTCGATCACGGGTCCTTCCAGGACAAGGACAGCGAGCACGGGTATCGGCTCCACCACGCGGTGGTCGTCGATCACGCGAAAAACGGGATGCTCAGCATGCGGCGAGTTCCGCGGCATCTCCCGAGCGCGCTGCGTCTCGCCGCAGGCGAGATCCGCGACGGCTTGCCCGACGCGGTTCTCCACTGCGCGCAGGTCGCGGCCGCGATCGAACGGCGCGAGGTGCGGGTGCTGCGCCAGACCGGAGAGGACGCCGCGCCGCCCCCGAAGACGCAACGGGAAGGGCGTATCCCTCTTCCGCGTCCCCACGATGAAATTCACGACGAGACCAAACCAGGTCTCGTCGCGCTGGATCCGGGCACCCTTCCGCCGTCGCAGGAGAAAGCATGACCGCGCCCCTCCTTTCCGCGAAGATCGCGATCCTCGAAGAAGAGCCGTCCACGCGTCCTATCCAAGCCGCGGCCACGGCCGTCACGGGCATGGTGGGCATTTGCGAGCGCGGGCCCGTGGGCGTGGCCACGCTCGTGACGAGCTTCGAGGAGTACCTGCGCGTGTTCGGGGGCTACACGGCGAACGCCGATGTGACGCTCGCGGCGAAGGGGTTCTTCGAGAGCACGGGGAACACGGGTTTCGTGTGGGTCGTGCGCACGGTCCACTATTCCGATCCCACGAACCCGAGCTCGAAGACGAGCGCGGCCGCGACAGGCAACCTCCTGACCGCGAATCTCGCGTCCACCGCGGGCACGGTCCGCGCGAGCATCGCGGGACCCTACGTCCTCGTGACGGGCGACACGCTCGTGTTCAAACTGGACGGGGGCGGCAACTTGACCGCGACGTTCACCGGAACGCAGGCGAACCGCACGAGCGGCAACGGTCCGTTCGCGCTTTCGAACGGCAATACGTTGACGGTCTCGATCGACGGCGGATCCGTCGCGACGGTGACCTTCAATACGGGAAGCTTCGCGGACATCGCCAACGCGACGGCGCTCGAAGTCGCGAACGTCATCAACGCGCGGTTCGGCACGCTGCAAATCGCGGCGCACGCCACCGTGGTGGGATCGGCGGTCAAGATCACGAGCGATCGCGGCGGGACGGGCAGCGGCGTGAACGTGACGGGCGGTTCCGGAAACGGCGCGCTCGGGTTCACGACGGGGAACACGGCCGGCACGGGCAACGTGTCGAACATCGCGGCCGTGACGGTCTCCGAGGTCGTGACGATCCTCGGCGCGGCGTACTCCCCGGCGGTCGTCGCGAACGACGGTGGGTACCCGCGCATCACATCAAACACGCTCGGCGCGAGCTCCAGCGTGCAGGTCACCTCGGGTGGAACCGCGCAAGCAAAGTTCGGGTTCGACACGGCGGTCCATACCGGCAACGACTCGGGGACGCTGACGACCCTGAACGTGGCGGGAAAAACGGACGGCACGTACGGCAACGCGGTCTCCGTGGTGATCAGCGCCGCGACGAACGGGGATGCCTCGTTTTTCAACCTCACCGTCCAGCAAAGTGGATCGACGGCCGAGGTGTTCCCCAACGTCACGATGGACAGCGCGAGCCCGAGCTATGTGGTGGATGCCGTGAACGAGGGCACCACGTCCTCGCCGGCATCGAACCTGATCGCGCTCACCGATGCGCTCGCGGCGACGAGCGCTCCCAACAATCGCCCCGCGAACGTGACGCTCACGCTTTCGGGTGGAAACGACGGGCTCACGAGCCTCGCCGATGCGGACTTCGTCGGTTCGCCGGTGGCGAATGCTGCGGCGGGTACGGGCCTTCGCGCACTGGACAAGGTCGACGACCTCGGGCTCCTGACGGTCCCCGCGCAAGCCACGGCGACCATCCACAACGCGATGATCACGTACGTGGAGGCGACGCGGTTCGGATCGGTGTTCGCGATCCTCGATCCGCCGGCGGGGCTCAGCGCCGCGCAAATGGTCACGTACACGGTGTCGACGGCGCTTCTGACCGAGCTCTCCGAGTTCGGTGCGATCTACTGGCCGCGGGTCAAGATCGCGAACCCGAGCCCCACGGTGTACGGATCGGCCAGCACGATCACGGTCGCACCGAGCGGGGTCATCGCCGGCGCGTACGCGCGCAACGATGCGGCCAAGCCGGGCAACGTCTCCGAAGCGCCGGCCGGGATCGAATTCGGCAAGCTCACGAACGTGCTCGGTCTGGAGACGGACGAAGCGTTCGACGAGACGAAGCGCGATCTCGTGTTCCCGAAGCTCATCAACCCGATCGTGGGCATCACGGGCCAGCCGATCCATGTCGACGGCGCGCGCACGCTCAAGTCCACGAGCAACTTCCCCACGATCGGCGAGCGCCGCGCGATCATTTTCATCGAGACGTCGCTCAAGAACGGCTTGCTCTTCGGCAAGCACCGCAAGATCAAGACGAAGCTCTTGAAGCAGTTCGATCGCACGACGCGGCGCTTCATGGTCGAGCAGACGCGCAACGGCATGTTCGCGTCCGACAACCCGAAGGACGCGTTCGTGGTGGACTACGGAGGCGGGCTCAACCCTCCGAGCGAGGGATTCGCGCGACGGGTCAACGGCCGCATCGCCGTGGCCACCGCGAAACCCGCCGAATTCATCATCCTGCGCGTGGGGCAAGACACCCGCGCGCTCGAAGCCGAGCTGGCCGCGGCCGCGTAATCCCCAGAGGAGATCTTCCCCATGGCTGTCTTCGGCAACCCGCGTACGTTCCACAAGAAGTTCAAGTTCGTCATCGAGATCGATAACATCCGCCACGCGGGTTTCCGGAAATGCAGCGAGCTTTCCGCGGAGATCGCGGTCATCGAACAGAGTGAAGGCGGATCGCTTATCTCGGAAAAGAGCCCGGGCCGCCTCAAGGTGAACGAGATCACTTTGGAGCGCGGCGCCGCGCAGGACTCCGATCTCTGGGATTGGTGGAAACAGGTTTGCGATCAAACCGCGGACGCCGGAGGTGGCGCGGGCGGGCTCGGCGCGGGCGTGAAAGAGCCGGATCTCATGCGGACGGCCGACATTGTCCAGCTGGATCGCGACGGCGAAGAGCTTCGCCGGTGGACGCTCGACCGGTGCTGGCCGAGCAAATTCGTGGCGGGCGATTGGGACAACGAGGCGGACGAGAACGTCATCGAGTCGATGACGATCCAGATCCACACGTTCGACAAGACGTTCGGAGTCTGACAGCACTGGCAAAGTGCCTCGCCTCGGGCGTAAGCTCGCGGCATGAAGATCGAAGCCCCGTCCGGCATGGTCGTCGATTTGCGTGGTCTCACCGCGCGCGATGGCCGCTACCTTTCCAACGAAGCGCTCGTTCGCGACAACGAAGTCGAAGACCACATCCTTCGGAATTGCTGCCCCACGCTCCTCGATCCCGGGCCATACCCCTTCCAAGGCGCGATCGATTGGGACCGGGTGCTCGTGGGGGACGGAGTCTACCTGTTCTTGGCGGTCCGGGACGCGACGTTCCCCGGCGATCCGCACGAGATCAAGCTCACGTGCCCGCAGAAGTTCTGCCGCGAGAAGTTCGTATGGCAGATCGACATCCACGAATTCTTGCAGAAGAAGGTGAAACCCCTCTCTGCGGCGGACGCTGAAGCGATCAAGGCGGGCACCCCGATCCGAGTGCAGGTCCCGAACGTCGCGCCCACGTTCCTGTTCTCGCCGCGCACGCGCGGAGACCTTAAGCAGTTCTTTGCGTACGAAAAGCAACAAAAAAGCTGGAGCGCGAAGAAAAAAGAGCAGATCAACCAGGTCGTGGACAACCTCACGTTCTGGCGGTTGGGGATCGAGGGGCTCGACACCAAGAAGCCGCGCGCGCGCCAGGACTTCCTGGAGGACCTCGGGTTCCGCGAGATCCACGCGCTTCGGGAAGCGCTCGACGTTCACGATTGCGGGGTGGACACGTCGATCGACGTGGCGTGCCCGCATTGCGAACACGAATGGGAAATCCAGCTCCCTTTCGACCGGAGCTTTTTCTTGCCCACGCGGAAGAAACCGGAGACGCCGAAGGAAGAGAAGGAGAACACCGAAACCGCGGCCTGACGTTCGCGGAGTCCGTGCTTGGCCAGTACGATCTGGACGATTGGCGCGAGACGATCTTCGGACTCTGCTACACGCCGCACGGCGGATCGGGGCTATCGTTCTCGTACGGGGACGTCCTCGACATGCCGCTCGCCGATGCGGTGTGGTTCACGGAGCGGCTGGACGAGCAACGGAGCGACGAGGCCTCGAAGATCCGGAGAACCTCCCGAAAGTAACCCATGGCGCTGAATAACCTCGGGCTCGGCATGATTTTTACGGCGAAGGATCTCGCCTCCGGGGTCATGGGACACGTTCGTGGTTCGATGGGCGAGATCACGAAGGAAGCGGGCGCCATGGGCGCCGCGGTGAAAGGCTCGTTCAAGAGCTTCGGGACGGGCCTTGCGCTCGCCGGCGCGGGGCTCGCAGGGCTCGCCCTTCTGGAGCCCGCGGTGGAGGAGAGCGGCAAGCTCAGCAAGGCGATCGCGCTCGTGGCCACGGAGACCTCGGAGGCCATTTTCCCGCAAGAGAAAATGCGCGACCTCTCCGAGGAGCTCGCGGTGCAGTTCGGCAAGCTCCCCGTGGAGCAGGCCCAAGCCATGTACAAGGCCGTCGCCCTCGGGGCGAACGATGCGGCCAAGGCGCAAGCGTTCCTCACGGGCGTGAACAAACTCGCCGTCGCCGGCGACGCGGATCTCATCACCACCACGAACGCGCTCGGAGGCGTCCTCAACGCCTACGGCGAGTCGTTCACGAAGGCGGACGCGTACGCCGGATCGTTCTTTGTCGCGATGCGGCAAGGCAACACGACGATCCAGGATCTCGCGTCCTCGATCGGGCGCATCGCGCCGACCACGAAGTCCCTCAACGTCTCGTTCGACGAAGTGATCGGCGCCGTGTCGGTCATGACGAACAAAGGGATCCAGGCGTCCGAAGCTGTAAGCGGCCTGAAAGAAGCCTTTGCGAACATCGTGCACCCGAGCGCGGACGCGCGCGCGGAGGCCGCGCGGCTCGGCGTGAAGTTCGATCAAACCTCGCTCCGCGCGAAGGGTTTCAAGGGCTTCCTCGACGCGATCACGAGCTCGTCCAAGTTCAACGAGAAGTCGTTCTCCAAGCTCTTCACGAGCGTGGAGGGGATGAGCGCGATCATCAACGTCAGCTCGAACGGGATGAGGGATTACGCCAACGTCTTGGACGCCATGGGCGGAAAGACGACGGCCGTGAACGACGGTCTCGCGATCATGCAACAGACGTTGTCGTTCCAAGAGGACCGTTTCAAGGCCAACAAAGCGGTGGTGTTGGGCATGATCGGCAAGGCGCTGGAGCCGCTCGCGATCGCGACCTTGCGCGTGGTGAACACGATCCTCGAAGGGTTCGCGAAGATCCCGAAGCCGATCGTCGCGTTCGCCACGAAGGCGTTCCTCGCCGCAAGCGTGTTCTTGACGCTCGTGGGCGGCGCGCTCGCCGCGAAAGCCGCCTTCGTATTTCTCGCGGCTGGTATGAAGGCCGTGGGCATTACGATCGGTGGTCTCTTGACCGCGCTCGCGCCCGTGCTCGTGATCTTCGGCGTGTTCGCGGCCACCCTCTACGGGTTCAAGATCGCGTACGAGCAGAATCTCGGCGGGTTCGCCACGATGGTCGATCGGACCGTCGCGACCGTGAAGATGGGGTTCATGGGCCTCGCGCAACTTTTCACGCAAGGGGGCTTCTCCGGGCCGCTCCAGCAGGAGCTCGCCAAGAGCGAAAACCAGGGGATCAAAGGGTTTGCGATCCAGGTGTTCCTTTGGGTGAACCGCATCAAGAAGTTCTTCCGCGGGCTCTTTGACGGCTTCTCCACGGGCATCGAAATGGCGCGCCCCGCGATCCAGCAGTTTACGGGCGCGTTCGAGAAACTCGCCGAGACGCTCGGGCTCGCGACGCAAAACGATCCCAAGAAGAGCGCAGCGGGGTGGCAGAGCTTCGGGGACACGGGCATGCGCGTGGGGCGCGTGCTCGCGAAGGTTTTTGAAGGCGTGGTCTTTGTGCTCACGAAGGCGATCACCGTGGCGCAATTTTTCGCGGAGAACTGGGACACGATCTCGAAGGGGATCGACTACACGTGCAAGTTCGTGGGCGCGGTGTTCGGGTTCATGGGCGATACGATCGGCGCGGGAATCGATTTTGTCCGAAGCCTTCTGTCGGGGTTTTTGGACGTGTTCCAAGGCATTTCGATGATGCTCGCGGGGGTCATCCAAGGGGACTTCAAAGAGCAGTGCAAAGGCTTCAACCTGATCGTGTTCGGGGTCGTGGACAGCGTGACGGGCGCCGTGCTCGCCATGGTGGAGGTGGTGGCCAGCGCGATCGATCGCTTGGCGCAGCTGTTTGGGAAAGACACGGGGATCGTGGACAGCATCAAAGGGTTCCGCGACACCCTTCACAACGGCATGGCGCGCGACCTTGGGA